AAATAGTGGTGACAAGTTATAAGAAGCAATACCTGCATCAGTTAAGAAGTTTGGTGTGTAATCAGCACCAGCACCTCTTGCTACTCGTTGTAGTGTTGGGCCTTGGGCTGCGTGATAAGTTCCTGCATCGCCACTTAGTGTTTTAATAAATGTACGCTGTGATGTTTCGTTAATGCCTGCTCCATTTACATCAGTAAATAATTCAAACATACGTGCTACTTTTTCAACAAAGGCATCAGGCACTGCTGTTTGGCCACCAACTGCTCCTGCTGCAACAATTCTTACACCATTGACTGTAACTTCTCGACTAAAGAAATTACTTCCATCGCCGACAAGATCAATAATTGCACCATTGTTGTATTCTGGATCTGTTGCAGGATCGACCGGAGTAAATGCTTGCAGTGTTTGGTCCCATGCAAGTATCTTGCCTTGTCCGTTTGAGCCATCTAATACTACACTGTTATAATTTACATCTGAATGTCCACTGACTGGAAAATACGATAACGGCTCCCATTGATAATCTGTGCCATCCCATATAAGTATTTCATTTGCAAGAGCAGAAGTTGTTCTTATGTGGAGGTCGACATCATTGTTTCCATACATAGGATCAAAGTTAAAATTTCCAGCACCGTCTGATACTAATACATCGCCTGCATCACCATCTGAAATTCCTAAATCTGTTAACACGCTAGGAATTTCTGGCGGTGTATATGTAAACACACCTGTTATATTGTTGTATGCTAAACTAGGTGTTCCGCTCGCTACCGCTGTAGTTGCACTTAAATCCGATAATGCAATTCCTACACCATCTTGGAGTGGACTCAAATCTACAGTATTTCCACTGCTAATACTTAAATTTGTTCCAGCCAACGACAATGTTTGATTATCGTTGTCGCTTGTACTTTCTAATGTACTAACACGGCCGTCTAAATCTGTAAAATTGCCGTCTAGTTCAGTATGTGTTAGTGCACTTCCTTTTGTTAATCTTTTTACAATCGCCATTATTTACTCCTCGACGTACCCTGTATCTACATAGCCACTAGCAACATACTCCGGAGATAATTTATTATCCGGACGTGGTAATATCACATCACTAAGTGCTTGTTTTTCTTTAAATTCGTTGTTATCGACTACAGTTGTTTGCTCTTCATTGAATATAAACGTACTTGCATTATAAGTTCTGTCTGCCCATGTTTTGTCGTCTATATTATCATAGCGCCTTTCCCATTTTGATCCACGGCGTACAAACATACGTGCTGGTTCAAAATCTTTTCTAATAAAGAATTGCCCTTCTTGTGGATTAGTAGGAAAGCTATTGCCGCTAGCTATTGTTTCGCCGTGATTGTAAGTATCATCTTTTACTACAACTCCGCCTGCAGTAGCGTGATCAAATTCAAACAAATGATCTAACAGCATTGTACCGTCTGGGTCATCTTGTGTTGCACTTGCTACAATAGCATCGCTAATATTAAATTCACTTTTATATGTACTAGTGTTTGCACCTACTGTATTGTTGTTATAATCATTGCCAAGTATATCCGCATACTCTTGACTATCACTGATAGGTGTTAGTTTAACACGCCAAATATGTGGATACCAAGTTTGTGAAAAACCTTCAGCACCACGATTAGCATCACTAATTACATAGTACTTGTTAATAGGAGCCTTTTCAGCATCTAGTAATAAATCATCACGTAAATGTGGTAACTCAAGCACATCTCCTGGTAGTAATTTTCTGCCAACAATTTCTACCATTTCATTGATATGAAATGTCATATAAAACATATCGTTACTAAGAAACATTCCAAATTGCGTTAAGTCAAAGTCATTGTCTTGTACATTATATATGCCACGCAAATCAAATACATCGGGATCATATTTACGATCTCTGTTTTCTAAAAACAACAAATCCTGTATTTTCGTTTCATTGATAATTCCGTCGATATTAATAAACTCGCCCGATAGCGGATCTACTTCTCTGCCATCATAGTATGTTGGCTGTGTTGGATCGTTTTGATCGGGCTGTGCAGCTGGACCAACATACTTGTGTACGTTTACTCCTGTACCGCCAACCCAAAACTGTTCACGAATTTGACGATCCATAAACTTAAAATCATTTGTCTTTGTTGGTTTATATAAACTTAATCTTGGCATGGTAATAGTATTTATCGGTTGACAAGGGCTTTTAGTGAATATATTATAAGTAAGGACAGTAAGGAGATTCTTATGGCTAAAGCAGCAACTACAACTCGTAAAAAGAAAACAGTTCGTGCTACTCGTCGTACTACGGGTATGGCAGCAATTCCTACCAAATCGTGGGAAGGAGCAAAGTACTACACTCATTACGAAGTTGAAAGTCGTGAATGGGGTGCTACAATAAAAGAATACATTAAACAAAATCTCGATAAAAAACAACAAGCAGCAATCAACAAACTTCCTGATTGGAAAGTAGGTTCGTTTAGTCACTGGGCTACAACTGCAAAACTACTAGAAGTTATGCCCAATCTTGTTCCAGACAACTACAAGAAAAGTTTCCAAGCATGGCTCGAAAAACTAGTCGACGAAGGCAACAAAGTTGTTGCTGTTAAAAAAGAAGCCGACAAAGCAAAAAAGAAAAACGTATACGTTCCTAGTATACAAGAACGTCTAATGGAAGCAGCCGAAGAAAAAACCGGCGAGTTAGATGAGTGGATTGACGATTTTTTGCGTGATCCTAAAAAAGGCACACTCAAAGATAAAATGCCGCTTAACAGTTTCCGTAAAAATGAAATTAACTTAGGACATACTCGTTGGATTAATAATTGGTTTGAAGGTCCGCTTTCCGAACTAGAAGAATTAGTTAACTTGCCTAAGAAAAATCTAACGGAGATGGAAAAGCAGCTACAAGAAGGTTATAACCATCTTACTAAGCCACAACAAAAAGAACTGTATGAATTCCATGTTCGTATTTTTCAAGCAATGGAAATCCTACGTGCAGAGAAAAAACAAACACGTGCTGTTCGTAAACCCAAGCAAAAAAGTGCACAAGAGCTTGTCAAGAAAATGAAGTACAAGTCAAGTGATCCCGATTTGGGTATTGCAAGCGTGAATCCTGCAGAAGTAATTGATGCAACAGCAATTGTTGTGTTTAACTGCAAGAATCGTAAACTCGGTATCTACTATGCCGAAGATCATGCAACTATTAAAGTAAAAGGCACTACACTGCAGTTCTTTGACGAAACTAAAAGCGTACAAAAGACTGTACGTAAGCCGCAAGAAATTTTACCACAGTGGAAAAAGATTACCAAACATAAACTCACGTCACAGTTTGGTTACCTTAAAACAACAGAGACTAAACTCAACGGACGTATGAATGAAGATATAGTTATACTAAAAGTGTTTAAGTAGCATAAATATTAGTATGGCAAAACGTGATGAACTTATCAAAGAAATAGAACTTCGCTTAGGCGGTCAAATGGTAGATGTAGAGCTCGATCCCGAGCACTACGATGTTGCTATTCGCAAGGCATTTGAGAAATACAGACAGCGTAGTGAAAACGCTGTCGAAGAATCATTTTATCCGCTAACACTACAAGTTGATACAGCAGAATACGTCCTGCCTGATAATATTGTAGAAGTTTACACAATATATCGCAGAGCAAGCGGTACATTAAATGGCAGCGGCGGCGAACTAGAACCATTTGAGACTGCATACCTTAACAACTATTTGTTGTACAGTGGTCGTGCAGGCGGCATGGCAACGTTTGATGCTCTTGCACAGCACCGTGAAGCACTAGGTCGTTTATTTGGTAAGGAAATACAGTTTACTTGGAACACAGTAAATAAAAAACTTACAATCCATCGTCGTCCTAAAGCAAACGACACAGTATATGTTCATGTGTATCAATATCGCAGCGACGAAGAACTGTTGACAGACACATACAGTTTGCCTTGGATCAAAGAACTAGCACTAGCATATGCAAAACTAATGCTAGCTGAAGCACGTGGCAAGTTTAACACTATTGCTGGCCCACAAGGCGGCACTACATTAAACGGTGATATGCTTAGAGCAGATGCACAAGCAACAATTGATAAGTTAGACGATGAACTTAAAACATATGTCGACGGACAAGCAGGACTAGGGATAATTATAGGTTGACAAACGGTCCAGATCCAATTATAATATAAGCATGAAATTAAAATTGTTAGTAATTGGCCATGGTCGCCATGGCAAAGATACTGTCTGTGAAATTCTCAGAGACAAGTATGGTTATAGTTTTGAATCCAGTAGTCAGTTTTGTAGTAAGTTGTTTATATACAATATGCTCAAAGACAAATATGACTATGCCAATGAAGAAGAATGTTATGCAGACAGGCATAATCACCGCCAAGAATGGTATGAAGCTATCTGCGATTATAACGTACCAGATCCTGCTAGACTAGGTAGAGAAATGTTTGATGAGTATGACATCTATTGTGGACTACGCAATAAAAAAGAATTCCATGCAATGAAAAACACAGGGGTGTTTGACTATTGTATATGGGTTGACCGCAGTGACTTCCTTCCTCCTGAAAGCAAAAATAGTATGAGTCTCGAACAATGGATGGCAGACTTTACTATTGACAATAACGGTACATTGAAAGATTTAGAATTCAATGTACATGCCCTTATATCTCATATCGACAGTTATAGTGCTAGTTAATTAACTACGTAGTTAACCTCCGTTTCCCCCCGAATATATAGTCCTTCTGGTAAATAGTATTATAGAATACAAACCCAGAGGAGAATTATAATGGCTTTAGTATCACCGGGTGTAGAAATTACAGTAACGGATGAAAGTGCATACGGCGCCCCAGGTTCCGGCACAATACCGCTACTTGTACTAGCTACAAGAGAAAACAAATCAGATCCAACTAACAGTGAATCTGACGGTATTGCCAAATATACAAAAAGTGCTAATGCTGGATCGATTGTACGAGTTACTTCGCAGCGTGAACTTACACAGTATTTTGGTAACCCGACATTTAGACAATCATCGGGCGCTATTGTACAAGGCGACGAAACAAACGAATATGGTTTGTTAGCAGCATACAGTTTCTTAGGTCAAGGATCTACAGCGTATGTTGTCCGTGCTGATGTAGATTTAGCAGACATCGAACCAACAACAACAGAACCAACTGCAGATTATTCAACAGCTAATACACTTTGGATTGATACAGATGGTAGTTCATATGGTATACATGTATATAACAGCACAACAGGTGTTTGGGATAGCAAAACTCCGATAGTAGAAGTTAGTGCAGTTGCCGCAGCGGC